GATGTAAAAGATATACTTTGGGCGTTCACTAATAAGTTAAAGGACGTATTCCCAATTGTGTCTATTACATTTGATGAGATTAAAGACGATTACAAAGACATACCAGAGAGGTACTAATGAAGTATGAAATGATTTCAGCCTTAAGTAAGGACTGTTATGCTAAAATAGCAATGGCTAAATGTAACATCAATGCTTTCTTAGAAACTCCATGTGGAGTAGGAGATCATCCTAATATCATGGAAACTATTCAAGGACAACTAGATGTTATCTCACAAAACAAAGACAGATTAAAAGTATTACAGGAGACATTCGATGGCGAAGAGTAGAGGATGGCTAGTTAAGAACGCTGTTATGGCGTGGCTAGTTAATTATGCGGAAAAGGAAGCAGGGGAGTTGACAAAGGACTACCAAGCACTCTATAATATATTAGATGCTGAGTACGAACCACAATTTGATGATCAAGATGAACAGCTTACTACAACTAAAACACAAAAACGGGGACGTCCAGCGAAAAGACAAAGGACGAAAAAAGCCTCAAGCGATCCGTCAAGCACGGAAGAGAACAAAACAACTAATCAAGAAACTTAAATGAACAAGTATGTAATTCACTTCGCTAAGCAAGGAAGCATAGTCTTAAATGCTACAGATGATGAAGAAGCTGCTTGGTTAGGTCTAGCTTATGCTAGACTAGAGAACAACGACACACTAAAAGACGTACAACTAATTGAAGAATAACATGAAAAAACCCAAGTACTTTCCTAATAACTGGAAGGCATATAAATCATCACCAGATGAATTTTTTATACCACTGACTTATAATGACTTCTTTAACTGGAAAGTTATGGGTTGGGCATTACCTTCTTCAATAGATTGCATCATCCGTGAGGAAACAGATGGTAAAATAACTGAGAAAGTATATTCACAGTCCAAGGCTGCACGTAAATACTTAGAAACAGCTATGCAAACTAAAGACCCTAAAACTACATATACCATTGTTAATCAGGATGCGGTGCAAGTATTATACCCTTTAAAACAACACGATAAGTTTAAGGACTTAGAAATAAATACGTTTAGGGACGTAGATATGGGACAGTTCTTAGACGAAGACTTAGACGACCCAGATGACTGGGATTATATGATAGAAGACGATGAGTACCACGACTAGAACAATGGACGATATCTATACCTATGAGAAGCAAGCACTTGATCTCATAGACGCAAGATACAAGGATAACAGAGATCATCCTAATTATAGTAGATTAAGAGATTTACTTATTGACCAAATTAATGATGAGCTTTACGATGTTGCCCACACCACAGCAGATAGACGAGCAAGTTGAACTTGAACGCTCTGCAATTAAACAAGGACTAAAAAGATTACAAGATCAAACACTTAAATTAGAAGGACAGAACTATGGTTCAGCTACTATTTATGGTGTATCTTCTATACACACTTTACTTCCAAAGTTGGTATCTCGGATAATTGATACTAATTCAAGGATACATGCAAGGAAGAATGGTGTAGCATTCAAGGAGATACATACCTATCTAAGAGATATGGATGCTGCTACTGCTGCTGCTATTGCTTGTAAGATTACATTCGATAAAGTATTTGGATACAAGGACGGTTGCAATCTAGCAACTAATGTATGCGAATCTATTGGACATGCGATTGAAGATGAGTGTCAAATGACACACTATGAATCTCATGCACCTGCACTTCTAAATGTATTAAAGAAAAATTACTGGCACAGATCAATAGGAACACAGCAGAAACTCGTTGTAATAAGAACATTGATGAATCGTTATAAGGTTAAACAATGGACAACGTGGGGTAGAAACATACGCATCAAGTTAGGTGCTTGGTTATTAGATTGCATCATGGACTCTAGTCAATGGTTCATGAAACAAAGCATCAGACAAGGACGTAAGACTAGCATATTTGTTGTCCCTACCCCAGAGTTTATGGACATCAAAGATGAAGTAATGGCTAATGCAGAGTTATTTGCACCTTTAGCGTGGCCTATGTTAATACCACCTAAAGATTGGACGAATAATACTAACGGTGGGTATATGCTAAACGAAGTAATGCATGGTCATGATTTAGTTCGTAGGGGCAATGACTGCCGTATACAGGGAGAAACACCACTGGCTTTTTTAAATAAAATACAGAAGGTTCCATACACACTCAATTCTTTCACAGTCAAGGTCGCAAAAGCCTTACAGGAGAAGGGAGTTGCAGTAGGTAAGTTTCTACCGATAATTCATTACGATTTACCACCTAAACCTGTAGATATAGCAGACAACAAAGACTCACGGTTGGCTTACCGTCGTGCTGCTGCCGAAGTAATGAATATGAGAGCAGCCGAATTTAAAAAGTCATGCCGTACAAGGATGACTATGGAAGCAGTTGAAAGGTTCAAGGATAGAGATCAATTCTTCATACCTTGGAGCTTTGACTACCGTGGAAGGGCATATCCCATACCTGCATTCTTAACACCTCAAGACACTGACTTTGGTAAATCATTATTACGGACAGCAGAGGAGGCGTTTATCACACCGCAGGGTAACAAATGGTTGGCATTTCAGGTAGCAACTACATATGGTTTAGATAAAGCAACGATGGCTGAAAGGTTATCGTGGACGAATGAGAACATTCCGTTGATTACCAGAGTAGCTGTAGATCCAATAGATAATCTAGGTGACTGGGAGGCAGCGGATGAGCCATGGCAATTCATGGCAGCGTGTGAAGAGTATTACAATGTAGTCATTACACAGGAACGTAAGACTACTGGTTTATTCGTAGCCACAGATGCTACGTGTAGTGGTCTTCAGATCCTTGCAGGTTTAGCAAGAGATAAAAGGACAGCACAACTCGTCAATGTGTTACCCGCTGATAGACCACAAGACGCATACAAAGTTGTAGCAGAGATTGCCAAGCCAGAGTGCCCAGTCCACATACAAAAAGTAATGGACAGGAAAACCGTCAAGAGAACGGTAATGACAATCCCCTACAACGCAAAACCCTACAGCAATAGGTCATATATTCGTGATGCCCTATTAGAGAAAGGAATTGAGATCGACAAGGAAGATCTTACCGTTACCGTACAGGCGGTTCGGGCTGCTATGGAACAAGTAGTGCCCGGACCTATGTCTGTTATGAAATGGATAGAGACTGAGGTCGCTGGAGCTATTAAGCGTGGAGCTACTGAACTAAGATGGGTAACACCTTCGGGGTTCATAGTGAATCAGCGTATCATGAAGAAACAGGTAGAGGTATATAACTTACAGCTACTTGGTCGTTGTCAGATATCAGTAGCAACTGATGATACTGATGAGGTAGATATCAAACGTCACCGTGCTGCTACAGCACCGAACCTAATTCACAGTCTGGATGCGAGTCTACTACATCTCAGTATTGATAAATTCAACAAACCTATAGCACTAATTCATGACAGCGTTCTCACACGGGCGGTTGACATGGACGAATTATCTGCTATAATAAGGGAGACATATATGCACCTCTTTGCGGAGCATGACTATCTCAATGACTTTGCCTCACAGATAGGGGCAGAGACAGCACCACCGATCATAGGCGACCTTAAGCCTGAGTCGGTTATTAATTCAACTTATTTTTTCTGTTAAAATGCCAAAGAACGTACACGTTACGAACGAAGTTACACTTGAGGGATTTCAAGCTATCCTAGAACCCGGAAAGTTTGGTTATTCGCTCTCGGCTGTGGTTGACGAGTCAATCGTTGACAAGCTAGAAACTGAGAGGGCTGATGTCCTAAGATGGGCAGAGTCTAAGCTCAAGAATCCGAAAAGAGCTACCCTAAAACCTACACCATGGGAAGAAGTATCGGATGGAAAGTTTAAAATTAAATTCTCTTGGGGTGAGGATAAGAGACCTCCTGTGGTAGACACAGAGGGATCACCCGTTACTGATAAGAAAACACCTTTATATGGCGGATCTACTGTTAAATTGGGTTTCTTCCAAAAACCTTATATTCTACGGGACGGGATTACCTATGGCAGTTCTCTTAAGCTGGTTGGCGTACAAGTTGTGTCAGTTAAATCTGATGGGGCTGGTGTCGATTCTGGAGAGCTGGGTGAGGACGAAGTAGCTGATCTTTTCGGTAAAACAAAAGGCTTCAAAGCCACAGAACCACCTGTAGAAAATGCCGAAGAAGAAACAGAAGAAGACTTCTGAAGACCATATCAAATGGGCACAGAAAGCCTTCGATAAATTAAAAGAAAGTAAGACGATTAAATTCAAGTCTAAGCTAGAGGAGCAGGTAGCTAACTTGCTCTCTGAGCTTGGAGTCACTTACGAGTATGAATCGTGTAAGGTTCCATATGTGATACAACATCACTACCACCCTGATTTTATTCTACCTAATCATGTCTATTTAGAAACTAAAGGGTATTGGTCTCCAGAAGACAGACGCAAGATCGCTGCTGTTAAGAGAGACAATCCTGATATAGATCTGAGGATGGTATTTCAAGCACCTTACAATAAAATTTCAAAAAATTCTAAAACAACTTATGCCAAATGGTGCGATAAACATGACATACCTTGGTGTGCATATCACTCGTTACCTATTGAATGGTTAACATAATGGATGAATCAGAATTTGTGGCACACGAACCTTGTGAGCATTGTGGCTCATCAGATGCTAATTCAGTTTACTCTGATGGTCACAAGTTCTGTTTTTCATGTCACAAGTACACACCCGCAGAGGGTATAAATCTTAAATCACAGTCAACACGGAAAATGACAAATGTCACATTTAGAGGAGAACCTGAAGCCCTCAAAAGAAGAGGACTCACTGCAGAAACTTGCAAGAAGTTCAGGATTTACAGAGACGCAGCTACTTTACGCTTTCCATATTTCACAAGCGATGGAGTACTTAGCGGATTCAAAGTAAAAAATAAACAGAAGGTATTTACCTATGAAGGAGAATCAACTGACACCTTATTTGGTCAGCATTTATTTCCTACAACTGGCAAGCGTATTGTCG